GAACATGCTGACGACACTGCCCGAGGGATGGGAAATCGGACAGGTTGAGCCGAAGCAGCCGGGGCCGTTGTACGAGATGTTTCAACGGCAAGCCCTCATGAGCTTTTGCCGGTGTACGAACATGCCTTACACGCTGGCCGCAGGCACCGGGAAGGACGCAAACTTCTCCAGCTTCAAAGGCGACATGGCGAACGTGTGGGCGCCTGAAGTGCACGTCGAACGCGACCGCATCACATGGGCAATCGTGGAGCGTGTCTGGCATTGGTTTCTTGAGTCTGCCGTGTTCGTGCCAGGGCTGTTGTCCGGTATGCCACGGATCGAGGAAATCAACCATCAATGGACATGGCCACCACTGCCGGAACTGGACGCGACGGAAGCCGCAGACGCTGCAGCCGTCAGGTTATCCACCGGGCAGAGCACGCTGTCTGAGGAGCACGCGCGACGCGGTAAAGAATGGGAAATGGAGGCTACCCGCGCAGCAGCAGACTTCGGCGTGTCCGTCGATGAGTACAAGCGGGCTGTGTTCGAAAAGACCTTCGAGGTTCAGCCCGGCGGAGGTATCGCAACAGATCCTGCAATCGGTGCGGCTACCGCTGTGGCTGACACCGCGATGAACGGGGCGCAGGTTGCGTCAATCGTCTCGATCATCGCGCAGGTTGGGCAGGGCATCATTCCGCGAGACACTGCGCGGGCTTTGATTCGGTCGGCGTTCCCGGCAGTACCGCTGCAGAACGTCGAAGAAATGCTGGCACCGTTTGCCGTCGTGACGCCGCAAGTCGATCAGACGCAGCCCCAGCAGCCCGCGGCAGGTGTTGCCGGCGAGTACACCACACTCGGACAGCGAGCCTTCACCAACAATCAGAAACGTATTCGGCGAGTTCTGGAGGATGTGCAAACTGGCGAGATGTCCCGAGTCATGGCTGAGCAGACACTGGCCACCATTGGCCTGCAGCCTGAACGCATTGCGGCACTGCTGGACGACGTACTATCCGGCGACGGCGTGAGTGACGATGAACTGTCTGAGGTCGAAGCCGCAGCCGATTTGCGGGCCGCGGGCAAATACGATGATATCGACTTCACACCACCCGAAGGAGTCCGCAAAGAGGCGCAAAAGGGACTCGATTGGCGAAGCGAATTCGGGCGCGGTGGAACTGCCGTCGGTATCGCACGGGCACGAGATCTCAGCAACGGCAAGGCGATGAGTCCCGAGACGATCAGCCGCATGGTTCGGTATTTCTCTCGGCATGAGGTTGACAAAAAAGGCGAAGGCTATTCGCCTGGCGAGGATGGTTTCCCGAGCAATGGCCGTATTGCGTGGGCGTTGTGGGGCGGTGACGCCGGAGCCGCATGGGCGGGGAAAGTCTTTGAACAGATGCGAAGCAGGGACAAGAAACGATGAAGCCCATCACACTGACAGCACCGCTGCAACTGAAGGCCGCGGAAGGCGCAAAGTCGCGACGGTTCAGCATCCTCGCATACACTGGCGGACCGTTGCCAGTGAGCGGGTTTGCGTTGCCTGTTGTCGTGGATCTGGCAGGACTGGAGACACCCGGCAACGTCCCGATTCTGCTGGATCACAGCAACACCGTTGAGGATACGCTGGGCGTCACCGACAGCATCGAGAACGACGGGGAAAGCCTGATGCTGGCAGGACCAGTCACAGGCGTTTCGCTGAAGGTTCAGGGCGTTCTGGAACAGGGCGCGAAGGGTCAGCAATGGCAAGCGTCCATCGGGGCGCGAATCATCGAGGAAGTGGAGATACAAGCGGGCGAGTCTGTTGAGGTGAATGGCCGCGTGCAAACAGGGCCGTTTATTCTCGCTCGTCGCGCAGTCTTGCGGGAGACATCCGTTCTGCCAATGGGGGCAGACGGGGCCACCGCAGTTAACCTGGCAGCCGCGGCTGCCCTTGCAGGAGTTGCAGCCGTGTCGTTCGAAGATTGGCTGAAAGAGTTGGGGTTGTCCTTGGACAACATGACACCAGAAAATCAGGCCACACTGATGAAGGCCTGGGAGATGAAATCAGCGGCACCGGTGCAGGCTGAGCAGAACATGGACCCGCAAAAGAAAGAGGTGGCAGCAATGCCGACGAATCCAGAAAAGACCGCTGCTGCTGGTGCGGTGAATGACCTGCAGGCTGCTGCCGATTTGCGTAAACAGATTGCCGGCGTGTACCGTCAGCAGGCAGAGATCCAGGCCAAGGCCGCAGGACATCCAGACGTGATTGCTGCAGCACTGGAAAACAACTGGTCAGCCGAGAAGGTTGAACTCGAAATCCTGAAGCGACAGATGAGCAGCGGGCGCACTCGTCCGACTTCGTTTGTGTCAGCGCAGAACGGCGGAGATCCGACACGGATTCTGCAGGCCGGGCTGAGCATGGCACGCGGCCACAAGGGAACCGAAAAGGAATTCAGTGACGCCGAACTGCAGGCCGCGCACACCCAGTTCAAGAGCCGTATCGGACTGCAGCAGGTTATCCTGATGGCCGCAGCCGCAAACGGAATGAGCGTCATGCCAGGCACGAAGCTGCATGACGGCAACCTGCGAGAGACGATGGAGTTCGCATTCGCTCGCAATCTGCAGGCCGGATTCAGCACCGTTAGCCTGCCGGGCATCTTCAGCAATCTTGCAAACAAGGAACTGCTGCAGGGCTTTGAGGAAGTGGCCAACAACTGGACGGAGGTTGCAGAGATCAAGTCCGTCGCGGACTTCAAACTCCACACATCCTATCGTCTGCTGGACGACATGGAGTACGAGGAACTCGGACCCGGTGGCGTGATCAAGCATGGCAAGATCAGCGAAGAAAGCTACACGCGATCCGCTGACACCTACGCCAAGATGTTCAGCTTGACCCGTCGCGACATCATCAACGATGACCTCAGCGCGTTCGACGATTTGCGAACACGTCTCGGACGTGGCGCAGCCCGTCGCCTGAATCGTCTAGTGTGGACGACGTTCCTGAGCAACCACACCACCTTCTGGACGACCACCCGGACGAACTACATCGAGGGCGGCACAACCAACCTCGGTACCGATGGCGTTGGTCTGTCACTCGGCGTGAAGGCATTCCGGCAGCGACTGTCACCACTCGTGACGGGTGCAGAGTCAACAAGCCGGATGACGCTGGGCGGACAGCCGACGAAGCTGCTCGTTCCGCCGGAACTGGAGTCGGTTGCCGAAGCGTTGTATGTCGCGCGAAACCTGAATGCCGTGAAGGCATCAGACGCCAACATTCACGCTGGCAAGTATCGCCCGGTTATCGCAACGGAACTGTCCGACAGTGCGTATGGTGGCGGTTACTCTTCCACCGCATGGTATCTGTTTGATGACATCATGAAGCCGGTTGTGGTCTCGTTCCTGAATGGTCAGCGAAGCCCGACGGTTGAATCTGCTGACGCCGACTTCAACACGCTGGGCATTCAGTTGCGTGGCTATCACGACTTCGGCTGTTCACAGTCCGAATACCTGGCAGGCGTCAAGAGCAAGGGCGCAGCCTGATCCGACACCCGGTAGCAGGTGCTGCCGGGATTCATTCCGAATCCATTCCATGAGGAGAGTATACAGATGGCCCAAAGTCCCGCATTTCTTCACAGCGACGATGACGCTGTGGACTACACACCCGCAGCCGCAAAGATCGGCGGCGACGTGGTTGTGTCCGGTGGTATTGTTGGTGTGACCGCGACCGATTTGGCAGCGAGCGAAAAGGGTTCGTTGGCAATCGAGGGCATCTTTCAGGTGCCGAAGACCACAGCCGCATGGGTTGCCGGTCAGCCGTGTTACTGGAACGCAACCGGCGATCCGGACAGCGGCGATGCAGGCAGCGGCGCAGCCAACCAGATCGGCAACGGCGTTTACATGGGCATTGCAGTTCAGGCACAGGCATCCGGCGACAATACCGGGCTGGTGATTCTGAATGCCCCAATGCCCACGACGCAAGCCGCAGTGACCGCAACCGCAACGGGTGCGACTACCGGACTGATTCCGGCAGGTGCCACCTTCGTGACAGTGACCAGCAGCAACGCCGATCATCAGATCAGCCTGCCCGCCGGTTACATTGGTCAGGTGATGCGGATTCTTGTGGGCACGACCGCGTGCGAACTGATTTCCGCCGTCGCTGCTGACAAAGTCAACGAAGTCGTCGTGGGCGCAACGAACGAGTTGGCACTGACAGCCGAAGCCCTCTACACGTGCGTTTACACGAAGAGCGGGTTTTGGATTGTCACCGGACTGACGAAGTTGGGTGCCGCGATCGCTGCACTCGTTCCGGACGCACGCTGAGCGAGGGTGAGACGTGAGCGACTTCGACGACGCGATTGGAGAGATGGTGGAGGATCTGCTGGCGGAAGCCGGGCAGACCGTCACCTATTTCCGCGGCGTCGAGTCGCACTCAGTCACAGCACGCAAGGCTGCAGGACGGACACAGTTTGTTGATTTGGGTAACGGGCAAATCGTCGAGGTTCGCCCGGTGGATTGGATA